GGTAGCCTGTATTTATTTCGGTCTTTGGGTTTCATTTCAAGTATCATGTCCTGAGCCTCCGACACGGTTATTTTCTTGTTGTTACGACGCAGGTAGATACGACGCTCCCAGAAGTGATGGCACCGTGCGCCACCTTTATACAGCCAAATGTCGTATGTATTGGCTCCACGTGGGCCGAATCCTGCATTAACAACTCTATCCGAAGCGGCTTCGATGTCTTCTTTTCGGTACACCTTACCTGCTCCGACCATCTTCACGCAGAACGAGCGACTGTTGCTGCTTGTTTGGTTGGGGGCGTATGCGTAGCGTACCTTGAATAGGTCATTATCCTGTTCACTTTGTCCGTTCGGGTTGCTTGACAGAACCGATGCGAATTTGAACAGACCGTCAAAGTTGATTTCGTCCGTGTCGGCTTCCTCCGCATCGACAAGTTCCCACTCCGCCTCATCGATGTCCTCGCCCAAATCAATCAGAGCCGCTCCGATTGCGTCCAGTTCAGCGTCCGATGGTTCACGGCTTAGTTTAGTCGGGTCTGCCGGTGGTTGTCCGAGTGGGTTCACTGGTTCAGTTGCAAATATGTTTCGGGCAATCTGCTCGTCAAATCCAAGCATCTGTTCAATAAGGATAGACCCCTGCTCTTTGGTTAGCAATCCTTCATTAACTCGTCCAACGATGTCGATAGCTGAACTAATTTGAATACCCGTAAACGACTGCTCGACTTGTGCATCTTCTGCGTCTTGCTTATCTTTCCATTCGGGCGTTGTTTGGATACCTAAGGCTTTGAATAATGGATTAAGCCCACGCAGTATCATCTCCCTTGCAGGTTCAAGTACACGTGTCCGCATAATGCTTTCGGCCTCGACAAGTTCATCCGCATTGCTACCCAATCCCGTGTTGTTTTTTAATCCGAACAGCATCGGACTAACTACACGGTGTCCTATCATTATCTTCTCCGCAGCCTCACCGGACAAAAACTGATATTGCTTGTCCGCATCGCTCAACTGAACCGTGTCCACTTCGGCAACTTCCTCGCCCGGACTTGAATAAAGTATTAAAGCCGACCCGGCATTGTTCTCACCGCTTAGATTCTGCTTGATGTTGCGTTCTGTTATCGCCTGTTCTTCAATCGTTGGCGTTCCGTTCTTTAACTTGATGATGTAAGACGGTGCAAGTCCGTTCTTAATCGCTGAATTGTGAAACGTTCCGATTCGTTTCTCCAATTCGCAATACTCCACCGCTCCGATGTAGTCAGGTTTGGCGTAGTAAAACGAACCGGGGCTAAACGGACGGACGTACAAGATTTGGTTTGGGTGGTTTGCGATGTCAGTCGGATTGGAACTGAATGCCCTGATTTGTCTTGGCTTGTATTTAGTGGTGTTTGACCAATCTTCACAATACCAAAAGAACGGTATCTCCCTGCCTACACGCTCACCGCATCGCATTAGTTCAGACGGCATCGGTTCAATTCGGCTTATTTGGTTTCCGGCCCACACAATCTCAAGAAAGAAGTACCCGTTTATCTTGAACTCCAAACAAGACCGAAGAAGCGTTTCGTTAAAATCGTACTTGTTCAGTTCAGGCGAATCCAATCCCGCCCCGAATATCCAATAAGACAACGACACGCACAAGGCGTGATGCGTTGGTGATTCGTTGAACAGGTCGATTAGGTAGTCGGGATAGTCGTTATTCACCCCGTATTCAATCCATCCTTTTTTGTTTTTTACGTCAACGTAATTATGCGGGGTGTATGCGCTTAATTGAATCGACCCGACTGTATGCTTGTTGTTTGGTGTATCGCTCATTGGTTGACTATTGTGGTGGGTATTGTCGGCTCGTTCACGTATTCGGTGTAGGTGGTTGGGGTGACGTACAGCGTACCTATCTCAAACACGCCAATTACATCAGTGTCATCGGGGTCGAGATTAGTAGTGCCTGTCTGCCCGTAGATAGTGTATGCGTACTCACCCGTTTCCATTATCGTTATGCTGCCCGATATGGCAGCGGTGGTGTTCGTGTTGATACGGAGTTGAGTGTACCGTTCGTTGTCGGTTAGGACAATCGGGATGACAAGGTACTCCGCTGAATTATTGGTATTGACTAACTTCATCAAATACGATTCAGGGGTAGTGTCGAAGTCCTTCCACTTTTCTTTTAGCGTAACGACAAAGCGTTGATTGGTCTGATTCGGGTTGATGTATAGCATGATTCAAATTTAATAAAAAAGGCGGGGCTTTACACCCGCCCTTTTAAACATTGGCTGAACTCGTTATGATGCCGATGGGTAGGCAGGGCTTACCGTAATTCCGGCAAAGTTATCGAACGGCTCGGTAGTGTACGCTTCAAGCATATACGGTGGTGCCGGTTCGTTTGCGGTGATGGTGATGTTGAATCCTGACATATCGCCTAAAGCGTTGCCGGTATTCATGTTTTCGCCTCCTGTAACGTCTGCTCCGTTGACCTTACCTACGTAGAAGATATTGCCGTTGTTATCCAACACGAACGCTGCCAGTTGACTGGCTGCGATGTTTGCAAAGTTGGCACGGTCAAGGGCGGTAATCTTCTTATACTTAGCGGTAATCACTTGAGCGTAAAACACCGTACCGTTATCGGGTGAGGCGTTTATAGTAGATACTAACGACAGGCTCGATGCTGAGGGGTCAACCTCGAATCTGTACAGGGTAGCGGTTGGCAGTTCGTCGATTTGGTCGTTCGTGCCACCTGCAACTACCCCGGTCAGGAAGTCGGAATGAAGACCGAGGAAGAGCGTCTTTGCTCCTCCTACGGTGTTCTTACATTGCCGCTCCCGTCCTGATAATATTGAACAGGTAATACTCATTATGATTCGTATAAGTAATAAACGATTTCGTTTGCATAACCCACAGCGGTATCGGCTGAGAATTTGATGCTTACGTTAACGTTCTCTGAACCGTCAATCGGGCCTTGGTCAATCAATTTCACGTCGGTAAAGTCAGACAATAAGCCTGTACCGAAGTGCATATTTGATTTACGTGCAGCAACCATGGTGTTGTCAAGCATACCCGGACAATGTACGAGTGGGAAGCCTAAGAACACATCCTCACCGAAACCTTCGTAAACGCCTTGAAATGTACCGAGTGCTTGTTTAGCGGCTGCATAGAAGAACAGAACCGAAGTAGGAACGTAGATAAATACGTCGTCGCCACGATGCGATTTTACTGTGGTTGGAATTGCGTCCACCACTTTCTGAAGTTCAGCGATTACGTTGTTTGCTGTAATAACAGAACCGGCAACGTCAACGGCTGAACCGAGTTGAGCGTAGAACCCGTCAAACTCACCTGCGTTTGCAGCCTCACCTTGCCACATTAAAGTTTCAACTCGTGCTGTTACGGCTTCGGCCATGTTGTTAAGCATGAAGTCGCCGAACTCTTTAGGTAAGGTACGAGCGTTTCCGAATCCCATTGATGCTGATTCCCAGTCGTCGATAAATTCGAGTTTGCAGATTTTCTCCTGCCACTGCAGTTGCTTAGGGGTAAGCGATGCTTCGGTCAGGGTTACTGTTCCGGTAGGTGTGAAGTCGCAGGTAAGGTCAGCAAATGACGCTTCGTTTGCGTACTTCTTCAATACCAATTTGTATGGTACGTTCAGGTGCTGAGTTACAGCGTCGATTGTTTTCGATGCGAGTAGGGTCGCAGCGATGTATCCGGGTGCTTTTTCTCCCGCATACGTGGTGGTTACTGTTACTGATGTAGGCATGATTAATTAATTGATGCGGGTTTAATGTTGATGTTTTCGAGGTTGTATGCGATGCGTTCAGCGGTTGACATCTTCGCCCATGTTGCGGGGCGGCCTTTGTCATCCGTTTTCTGAGCAGGTGCAGCCGGAGCGGGTGTGTCCTGAACCGATTTCACCTGAGCAGATAGGGTTGTTACTTGTGCTTTGAGCGCAACAATCTCAGCATCTTTGGCTGCGATGGCGTTGGCGTGGTCTGCACTAAGTTTTGTCATTTCGGCAACCTTCGCAGTAAGCTGCGTTGCGAAATCGTTCTTGTCCTTGATGGCTGCGGATAGGGCTGCGGTGGCTTGTTCAATCACCTTTTCCATCTCGGCATCTTCTTCCACTTTGGTAACGGTCACTACCTTACCGTCGGTCACTTCGATAGTTGTGCCATCTTCGAGGATGTGCGTACCGTTGGGGGCGGCTTGGACCTGACCCTCTACTTCCACGAACACCTCGACACCTTCCGCCCAGTCGTCGGCTTCGGTGAATACTTTAACACCTTCCTTAGTCACGCCATCCTTCATAAATTTATATTCACGGGGCGGAGCGGG